TGAGATTTGACATATTCGACTTTAACCATCAGATGACCACTAGTGAGAAGGCCTGGAGGGCTGCTTTCCTAGCTGTAATCATTCTTGTACTGGTTCTCAATATTTTTTATTGGGGACCGGCATAAAAGCCTTGCGCACAGACTCTAACTTGGTGTTAGAATTCCAATCACTGCAATGTTGCAGGTTTACCAGGAGATCAATATGAGCGACAAATCAACATCAATCAAAGCCGACAACAACCAAATCACGGTGGTAGTGGATGAATTCGATAGCGAGAGTATTTGGCTGTCCATCCGCGGCAATCACGGTGGATCCCACTGCACCATCGCTAAGAATGATGCCCGTAAGATGATGGAAGCAATTCAACGGCTGCTGGAGGAATCATGCACCGAATCATGAAGCTGATGGCCGTGCGCCACGAGTTCTACAAGAGCAACCCTGGCGTTGGTGCCAGTGAGTTGCATCTCCTCGAGCACATTGCCATCTGCGATACCCAGGGTGTTCCGCTGTGCGTGACGGACGCCATGAAGCTGAAGTCGGTGGCTTCGCCGGCAACCATCCATCGTTACTTCAACAAACTGATTGAGAATGACCTAATCCAAACGGTGCATGATGGATTCGACATCAGGATCAAGTACATCCATCTGACCGCCCGGGGGCGTGCGTACTTCAACAGACTCGAGCGACTCTTGTCGAAGATGCTATGAGTTGGCCATTTCCGCCACCAGGGGGCCCGGTACCCTGGACGCCAGAGCAAGAGAAGGCGTACCAAGAGAAACGATTCAACGAGATTCCAGAAGCCCCGTTTTAAGGAGAACGACATGGCAACAGCCAAGACAACGAAGACCCCGCTGGCCAAGAAAGCCAAGAGCACGGGAGCTGCCCCGGAGAAAATGGTCATGAGCCGCACGGTTGCGAAGGTGCCGAAGGATCAGCCGTTTGCGATGCCGCAAGAGGTCAAGGACTGGATCGAACGGGCTCACAGCATCATGAATCACCAGAGGGGTGAGATCGAGCGCCTGAAGAACGAAGTGAAGGAGCTGAAGGCGTACAAAAAGTGGGCCGAGCACCGGATTTTGAGGAGTGACTACGAATGAGCCTGGAAGCAATGAAACAAGCGTTAAAGGCGTTGGAGCAAGTTAAACCTTTATACGACAGACACCATGCGATAGTCGCTTTACGCCAAGCAATAGAGCAGGCTGAGAAGCTGCCCCCTTGGAAGGATTCTGCATCAGACTACGAACGCGGCTTCATTGACGGCATGCAAAAGCAGATGCAGTCCAGCGTAGACAAGGCTATCAATGCGATGAGCAAGCGTGAATGGGTTGGGCTGACGGATGAGGAACTGGCTGAGTTTTCAGATATGAAACTTGGCTCATATGACCTGTGTCTTGAAGTCGAAGCCAAACTCAAGGATAAGAACAGTGGCAAAAATACACCTAACTCCTAACCAAGTGTTTATGCTGAAGATGTTCGCTGATGGGTGGGGATTCAAAATGTACAACAAAAAGCCGGGGTCTTGGAACACCTATTGGTCATTACGACGCAGAGGTCTTCTGGGCCTCGGGCCGACGGTCAAAACCGCAACCAATCTGATTGCCAAAGACAGGCTAACCGCCGCAGGCCGCAAGGCGTTGGAACAATATGAGGAGAAGAACACATGAGCAAGTTAGACACCCCAATCGTCCTGGTTATCATCGCCTGCATGACCATTCTGGGGGTAGCCGCCGGAGCCAAAATCCAGCAGTATTACCTCAACGAGAACTGCATCATGTACCACGCAGACCTAAGCGTAAGAGACGCCAGGAAGATTTGCTACAACATCCTGAGAGGATAAACATGGAACAAAATACTAATCCGATTAGTACAACTGAAGTATTAGTAATCTGCCCGAAGCACGGAGAGCATGAGTACGCCATCATCAGCAACATCCCGGGCCACGAATGGGTGTGGTGTCAACTGTGCTGGCAAGAAAGCATGGGATCAAGCATGCCGTACAAGACGGTAAAGCTGACAGAAGAGGACAAGAGAGCGGCCCAGGCGCAAGTACAAGCGCAATTCGAAACGGAGTTCCAGAAGATGTCCGCGACAACAGAACTCCCAGATGTCACATGGAAAACATTGCCTAAAGAATAAACACGAGGTTACACTCCAGTCCAATGCGCTGAAACGAATGCGCGACAAAGGACTGAAACATGACCGACAAGTTAGCATCCACTGACATTCAGAATAAAATAACTGAAGAAATTTGGGGGATAGTATGAGCAATCTCCCGAAGAAAGGCCCCGGCAGGCCTGCTGGAAGCCTCAACAAGGCGACATCGGACGCAAGACAGGCCATAGCCCATTTCGTTGATGGAAACGCTCATAGGCTCACTGAGTGGCTCGACCAAGTAGCCGCGGGGGTGAAGGTCACTGAGGTGGATGAGGAGGGTAACCCGATGGAGAAGTACGTAGTGCCTCCGAACCCGGCAAAGGCATTCGATATGTTCCAGAGCGTGGTGGAGTACCACGTGCCGAAGTTAGCCCGGATGGAAGTCGCCGGGGATAAAGAGAACCCATTGGAGGTGGATGTCCACGTGAATGTCTTCGGGGAACTCTTGAAGGCCATCAAGATGGAGCGCCAGCAGCAGGCCTACGGGGACAAGTGATGGGGGCTCTAGACCAGTTCTTGGCCGAGGACGAGGAACTGAAGGATCGGTTTAAGAAACTGCATCCGATTCAGCAGGTCATTACGAACTGGCAACTGGCCTGGAGTAGGAAGGCGCACAAGCACCAGGTGGAGCCGCCGGGGGACTGGTGGAACATCTGGTTGCTGCTGGCCGGCCGGGGAGCCGGGAAGACCAGAGCCGCTGCAGAGACCCTGGCTGAGTGGGCCATCACGATGCCTGATAGCCGGTGGCTGGTATCCGCCCCTACGAGCGGCGACATCCGCGGAACTTGCTTAGAGGGTGATTCGGGGCTACTGGCCGTAATCCCCAAAGAACTGCTGGCGGACTACAACAAGAGCCTGCACGAGATCAAGCTGATCAATGGGGCGTTCATCAAGGGAATTCCTGCTTCGGAGCCCGAGCGCTTCCGCGGTGGCCAATGGCATGGGGCATGGCTGGACGAGTTGGCCGCATGGGAGTACCTGCAGGACTCCTGGGACATGATCATGTTCGCCGTCCGTCTGGGGGCCAGGACGCGTATCATCGCCTCGACTACCCCGAAGCCCAAGCCCCTGATCATGGAGTTATTGGGCCGCGAGGGGGATGACGTGGTGGTCACGAAGGCCAGCACCTACGTGAACGTTGCCAACCTGGCCCCATCCTTCCAGAAGCAGATCCTTCAGTACGAGGGTACTAATCTGGGCCGGCAGGAAATCCACGCTGAGATCATCGACCCGGAGGAGGGCGGCATCGTCAGACGCGACTGGTTCCGTCTGTGGCCGAATCACAAGTCCTTCCCGAAACTCGAGTTCATCGTCCAGTCCTACGACTGCGCCACATCCGACAAGACCTTCAACGATCCGTCTGGCTGCATCACCTTTGGGGTGTTCAAGCCCCTAGATGGCGGTATGTCCGTCCTGGTCCTGGACTGCTGGAATGAGCATCTGCAGTACCCTGATCTGCGCCCCAAGGTCATCAATGAGTACGAGACTGTGTACGGGGAAGGGAAGGACAGGAAACTGGTGGATCTGATCCTGGTGGAGGACAAGAGCGCCGGGATTAGCCTGATCCAGGATTTACAGAGGGCTCATCTGCCGGTGCATGCGTACAACCCGGGGAATGCGGACAAGGTCCAGCGCCTGTCCATCGTGGCCAACATCATTAAAGCCGGACGGGTCTGGGTGCCTGAGAGCGGCAAAAGGGCTGGGTTTGTGCGGGACTGGGCCGAGGGGATGGTGAGCCAGATCTGTTCCTTCCCTGAGGGGACGGTACATGACGAGTACGTAGACTGCATGAGCCAGGGGTTGCGGTATCTCCGGGATGGTGGCTGGATTAGCATTGATGCCCAGCCGCGGGAGGAGCTGACCCAGGAAGACATCACGGATGCAGAGATCTACAACATGCGGACTCGAACGAATCCGTATGCGGCCTAAAGTGTTACTAATCGGATTAGTATTGGAGGTGTGAGATGGAGGACTTTGTGTATGTTGAAGCTGGGCGCCAGAGGATCACGCAGAGTGACGGAGTCAAGACTACTGTCTGTGACAACCGATTCGAGATCGTTGCCAACCCGCGGAGTGATGTCCAGGAGCAACAAGCTGTGCAGGCTTTGCGAGAGTGGATCCGAAAGCGCAGGAAGTCGGATGAGTTGTGAGGTGCTGGGGGTGTGTCAGGGTGATGGTCGATGCACCGATTGCCCGATGCGTGTTAGCGGTGGATAATCGGCAGAACCGTTGAGGGACTCCATGGC